GCGATATTAACAGGCAAATAAGGCGCACGTGAAGCAAATTGAAGCACAGATAGCACTTCTGATTTGTCCGCATAAGGCACACGGTTATTCATGTACCGTTCGTCAATGTCGGGTATTTGCGAACCGGGATAAAAACCAATTACTAACGGCGTGCCTTCCATTGTTTAGAATTTATAAGTGATTTTAAAATCTGTTTGCGTCGTTGGATAAGTCAATACATTTATTGTATAATTGACTAATTGCCCATCAATTGTAAAATCAATAAACGCCTTTGTAAATCCTGATTTTATTTCAAACCAGTTTTTATCTCTAATGCTTGATAGTTGTCCGTAAAATGTAGGATATGCAAAAGCAGGCTTTTTAAAATCAATATTATAGATAAATTCTTGATCTTCTTTGCGTGCCATTATTTGCGTCATTGCTTTAACCGAAGCTTCGGAAACATAATCTAACGATCCAATAAAAACGGGATATAAACCTTGCGGAACAACAGGACCACCCGGCTCGCCCGGATTGGGAGCAGGAATAACAACAGAACCGCCGTCACCTGAAATAACTCCCATTGCAGGGCTGTTGTGTAAATACTCGGTTGCGTAAATAATGTTGCTGTTTTGTGATGTTTGATTAACGGCCTGATCGATAGTTAATGTTTCGTCCCATACGAAGGATTGACCCGAAAACGGCGTTATATTAATATTTTCAATGTTATTGTCTTGTAATAATTTAGACATTAAATCTAAACCTCCATATGTATTTAGACAAATATCCAAAAGGCTTTGGCCTTCAACTGCTTTATATTGTAACATTTGTCGATATTATTAAATTGCCATTTTTATCAAAACTCATTGATGGTTGCGAATTATACCCATCCGATTGAAGCTGTATTTTTATTGATCGTTCAAGTTCTTGCTGAATATCCCGCCCTTTCAAATAATTATTAATTCCTACGCCGTCCGTTGGGTTCTCTTTCCACCACCCGGGCGCCGCATTGATAGTGTCAATAATATGCTGATCGTCGCTTTCGACAAGAATCAAATCGTTGTTTGAAACAACAATGTCGTTATTATTTAGCTGTATATCAAATCTATTTGCCATGTTTTACTAAGGGATTTTCAATATCAGATATTTTTGTCTTTGTTATTTGCTTTCCCAACCATGCCGCCGCCATTGTTTTTAGCGCCGCCCCGCCGTCTGAAGGTATAACAACCCACAAATTAAAAACGTTTTTCAAAGTATTCAAATCGCTCTCAATCACGTTTATTTTATTGATCAGTTCGCCTATTTTTATCAGTCCTCCGAAGCTTCCGTCATTTAATTTAATGAGTGTTTTTGCATCGAGTGTTATATTTTCAATTTCGGAATATTGACAAATAAAAGGTTCGATATTTTGCGAATAAATAACTTTAACGGTCGATCCAATTACCGGCTCAAATAGAATACCATCATCAATAACCGCCATTAGCCTAACTCCGGGTAAATCATATTCTGTGTGACCATCAATAGCCGTGCAGTTGCATGTTCTTTTCGATATGTTCACACTGTCAACAGTCGCGTTAATATAACCGACCTGATCATATTTGTGTTGGCCTGTCAGCTTATTTAATGCTTCTTTTATTTCCCTGTCGCTCATACAAGTATGCGATAATGTAATTCAATTTTTTGCCTCAATCCTCCCATTCCGCCAGAATATTCAACACCTTTAACTTTATATAATCCGTTTCGTTCCGGTAAGATAGGATCAATTAATTGCACGTTGTCACCCATTTTTACAAATGGTATTCCAAAGGTAGTAAATTTCCCTTTAAATCCTGTATAATAAAACTTTCTTAATTCGTCTGTTGCGAGTTGAATTAATTCTTTGATTGATTTTGCACCCGGAAAAGGTAATGTCATTCGCTCTCCGCCTGTATTGGGCGGGTAATCTTCGCCTTTTGTCTTAATAAATACTGTCGGTTCAGATGATCCATTTTGAAAAGTAACCAAAACTTCTAATCTATTACATTTTGTTTTTGGTTCGCCTGACTTTGTAAACTTTCCTGTTTCTTCCTCAATCTTATTTGAAGCAACACAACTCAGAACTAAATCGTCTTTTCTTCGATAGTCTAATTCGTCGCTTATAATTGTGTGCTGAAATGTAAAGGTGTGTTTTTTAGCTTCACTTTCAATATAAACAGAAGTTCCACATCTTAAGTCGTCACCATTAAAACAAAACTCAAAACGATAATCTTTTTGTAGTCGGGCCAATACTTCAGCTACTGTTTCGTTACCCACTCTAAAAGCTCCGAATGTTGTTGATGTTAACGAATTGACTGTGTATTTTGTGCCTTGTAAAAGGAATTTTAAAATATCTTCGAGCGTGTCGGTGTCTTTAAAGGTATGAAGAGGTGCAGGAATTTGTTTTAATTTCCACATGTTGTCTTCGATCAGAAATTCAATAGGTTTTTTTGATGTAACCTTTGAAACAAAACCCGTGAATAAATGCGTGCCTTTTTGATTATTATAAGTCCCTTCGAATATTTCTTTTCCACCTCTAAAGAATCTATACCCGTAATCAATTGTAACTGCATCCCCCCGCATTAAAAGCGGCGAGTTGGTGAATCCCCCTACATTTACATTCGTGCCAAGTAGTGGCCGCAATACACCGAATGAATTCCTGTAATACAAGTTTTTGGGAATAACTATTTTGCCGTCGTTGGTTAAGTCTCTCCAATTATCCGAGCATTCAAATTCATTCACAAAATCAAAATAAAGGGTTTTATTTCGTGCCGGCGCGTCTTTAATTTGCGTCAGTTGCTGAATTGTGATATTTATAACTACTCTATACATTACATTCCTTCAATTCGTAATTCTTGCGGTACGTCTGAAATTGCATTTAAACTAAACACCTGATATGAATAACTACCCTCTTCCTGCTCAAAGCTCCGATCTTCAAATACAACCGAATCAATTCCCATATACTGAAGATGTCGCGAAAATACAGGTATTGCACACGGCGCTTTAATTACTTGCATTAATTGTGCTACTTGCTCGCCTGGGTAATGTCCGTTTCCGCCTGTCATAACGCCCCTGAATGATATTTGAGCGTCGCCCTCGCCAATATATTCTTTTACGGTCCCGTTCCTGCCCTGTATTTCTGTTTTAACAATATTTCGCGGAAAAGAAACACTTACTAAAATTGATTCAAAACTTAGTCGCGGAGTTGTAATTTGTTTATTATTTGAATCTGTATAGGTAACTGATCCAAACGTAACCTGTACCCAAACAGGCAAACCGAAATCATTCGATAGTGCGTTGCCATGGCTGTCTTTTAACGGATCGTCTGCCGAATTTGCATATTTCTGATATGATACAACATTTCCAGAATAAGGGTTGTTATCCGGTGCAAATTTCCGTGAATCCTGAGCTATTCCGACCGCAATAATACCGGCCGTTCTGGCCCCAATCATTGCGACTTGAATCGGTGTAACTTTAGGAATGATAAATTCTTTAACTGTTGTCATATTTTACATATCAGCAATAATTAAACTATCTTGCGTCGCAGTTGTTAAAATGGCCGTTACCTTTTCCTTTAGGCTTCCTAACCCATCTTTGATATTTGTTGTTGAAATTGTAAACCCTGAAATTAAAGGCGCATTATAAGCAACATGAATATTGATTGTTTTCTGTCCTTCGGCTTTGGTTTTAGGCATTCCGTATGTTTCCCCTGGCGCTCCTGCCTTTCCTGCTTTTCCTGCAATCGCTTCGGGAATCAATCCTTTTTTTGATGCTGATTGTGCGTCTTTATTATTCCAAATATCTTGAGTTTGCGAAGCTGCCGATTTTATACTGTCTATATAATCATGTAATCCCTGTTTAAACATTTTGCCACGGTCAAAAGGTGCCATAAGCACACCTACAACCATTTCACCCAACGACTTCCATAGATTAATAGCCAAATTTAAAGCAACTTTCATGAAGTCCCATGTTGCTTTCATTGCATTTGTAAAGCCTCCAAAGTGTTGAGTTAGCGCATAAATTCCAGCACCTAATGCGGTGACTGCCATTATAATTAACCCGATAGGATTTGCATCCATTGCCAAATTTAAAGCCCATTGCGCAGAGGTCAACACGCCTAATCCTTCAGCCCGCGCCATATCCCATCCCAGCATTAACTCACTTGCGACCGTACTGATTCCTTTCCAGTATATAGCCAGTTTTTCAACTGCAATAATCCCTAACATTATGGCTTTGTATCCGACATAAACTCCCACGACATATTCTATTTGTGTGCCGTATTCTTTTAAAAATCCCACGGTGCTTTTTATCATTCCGGCCATCGATTCAAACGCCGGCATAATTGATTTTAAAATACCCATGGCGAATTCACCAACTGCAAGTTTTGCGCTACCCATTATTTTATTGAATCTCGCAATAGGATCCGCATTAAACATTTTTTCAGCAACGCCGGCATATCCAGAATGCGCGATTGCTTCCATCATGAATTTTTGAGCCTCAATCAGTTTTCCAGATGCTTCGAGCGCTGTTATTTTCTGCTTTTCGGCTTCCGTGAACATAACACCATATCGCATCATTTTCTGAAGTCCTTCGGCTGGTGAATTAAGCGCCTTTCCGTACATGATTGCAGTCTCTGAAAGTCCATGGCCTGTCTGTTTTGCAATGTCTGCAACAAGACCCATAGAGGTCTGAAACACGTCTTTTGTGATTGCAGGAAAAGTAAGTAGTTGAGAAGCCATGTCCATAATATCGGCACGTCCGGCCTGTATTTTGCCTGATAAACCAGAGGCATAACCTTGAATATCTTTTAATCCCATTCCGGCGCTTTCACCTGTTGATTTTAAGTTAGCCTCAACTTTCGCGGTGACCTGTTCGAGTTCGTGAAACTTTTCAACGCCTTCTTTAACGAATGATGCAATTTGAAAAGCCCCGAAAGCTAAACCTATAGCCCCTAACGCGGTTTTAACACCGCCCATTGCACTTTCGAGCTTATTGGTGTGTTCTGTCGCCTGTTGAATTCCAGACGATAAATTTCCTTTGAGATTTAAAATATATTCAACTAAGGTGCTACTCATGAGAAATTAACTTGATGTATTGTTTCTAAATAGAATTTAGCTTGTCCCCACGCTTCGTAAAATTCATCCTCTGTCATTTCTTCAATTTCAGATTTTGATAAACGAAAACAGCCCTTGATAAGAGCTGTCATTCGTTTGTGCGATGCACTCGAATTCGTTACTTCGAAGTCAGCTATTTTTTTTTATAACTATTTTTTACAACTTCGATAATTTCAACACACGTTCCAACGGCTCCCATTTTGAATTCATCATAAACTGAGTTGTCGGAAAATGTACGTGGGTCGCTTTCTTCTTTAAGTGTGATAATTTCCCTAAGAGCATCCGCGGCAGAAAACATTCCACCCATAGCCACTTTGTCCATAGTGAATATTTTCTGTACAAAGTTTGGCTCTTTAAAGTACGCAACCACTCGTTCATTAGTGTCCGGCGCAATTCCAATATAAAGATGAACTTTCGAAACATTGTATTTTTTAGCCAAACCTTCAGCAACAGTTTCAAACTCTGCTATTTCTTCGGGCGTTAATTCCGGTTTTAAAATTGGTTCGCTCATCGTGTAATTGCTGCTATGATTAATGGTAACTTAACTGTCAGCTTTGTGTCGCCTTCTTTAGCGGCAAATGGATCTTCAAGAAATTCAACAGCTCTCAAAACGTCCTTTGTTGCGTCTGCAACCGAATTACCGTAAAGAACCGGAATATCAAACCATCCAATAGCCAAAGGATCACGATTAGGTGCGGCGGCAATTATTCGCTTCCATTCATCCAGGTAAATCTCTATTGAACCTTCGTATTCATTTTTACCATAACCACGACTTACAGGCTCTTTGCCTGCTCCATAGTTGTTTGTTTTGGCCTGTTTGCGCTTGTATTCAATATTTAGAATTCCCGCAACGGGAACACCAAAGAGAACAAAAGAAATTGAACTCCAGCTATATGATATGCCATTTATTAGTGGGGTCATAACGTTCTGATTATTAATTTATTACTCATTTCTTTAATCTATTTAACTTAAATGTCTCTGTTCTTTTCCTAATTGATTCGTCGCTCCAAATTCTTTTTTTATTTGCTTCTGAAACCGCCTTCTTAGATGATTCTGGTGCCGTTCTGCCTTTATTGGCTTGCCCGATTCGATATTTGTGTATTTCTGTAAACTTTCTACCCCTGCTGGCAATGCCTATTTTTAAGCGATGATCCTCTGTACAAATAGTTCCTTTTTTAGATTCACTAATTTTTCTCTTCGTTTCATCACTCATTGGTTTTTTATTTCTTTCTGCTAATCTCTCTTTAAAAGCATCATCATGAATGGGTTTACCAATTCTATTTAATGAATGCTTTCTTTTAGTTTCGTCGCTGTGCCTTACACCCAAAGGACTCCCGGCTGTTTGGCAAATATTAAACCACGGCTTTAAAGAATCAATATAAAACTGCTCTCTTTCAATAAGCAAAGAACTGGATTCAACTTGTTCAACTATTTCAAAGGTTAATACTGATATTCCGTATTTCCAAAAGACACTCTGCAATTTTTTACTCGAATGAAGCCCTTTTTTCAATGCCAGTAAATGAGCATTTTTCCTTTTCCTGAAATTAACAGAACTACCTATGTAAATTCTGCCCTTGTGGTCTGATATTTTGTATATTACATTTTCCATAGCGTAAATATACAAAATTTAAACGGCATTACCTACTCTTGGTTTGTTTTATTTAAAAGAGATTGGTACTTGAATGTTTCGAGCTATACCGTTTTCATTCAGCTTCACATTGATAATCAACAAAGATGTAGTTGATACATTTTGAGTAGGATCAATATAAACGTCCGAATCTGAAACTGCGCCCAAATCCTGATCACGCGCCATTTGATAAAGCGGTTGTATTGCTACGCCTTCAAAGAAAGCTATTGCGGTGTCGGCCAGCGTTCCGTCTGAATTCTTGATAATTTTACTTTTCAAATAAGGAACCAAAGCGGTGTAAATGCCCCTAATAGCCTTGTCTATGACTCTGTTGTCATTAATAAAAGCATAATCAGAACTCAAGGCAACGGCGCAATGATTATCGTTAAAGAACGTTCCTGCGTAGCCTCCGTACTTTTGCCCGAAGATATGACGATTTGCGTCGATTGCATCAAGAGCGGCATCAGATAAAGCCGGATCACTCAATAATTGACCATTTGCAAATGCCGGAACATCGTTTTCAGTACCGTTCGATAAATTAAACTTTGCAGGCTGTCCGAAATCTTCAGACACGGCGGACAATGAAAGCATTCCTAACGCAATTCCTAATTGTGTAACTGACTTGCCTGTCACGGCGTAAAGATAAGCGCCTAATGCGGCACCATCTTGACCAATAATAGAACTGACTTTATTTGCCTGTAATACCGTAAGATCGGGAATAGTCGTAATGTCTGTAGTAGCCTTTAAATCGGCAGCGTAAAGAGCCGAAAGAGGCTTATGGCGTGCGTCATTGTAGGTTTTGATAATCCCATCAATTGCAGTCAAATCACCACTTGCATAAGCGGCTGAATCTTTGAAGATACCAACCTGGCGAAGCTTTCCGGCTGCGGCAGTCTGCAAAAGTGTAATTTCTGCAAACGTATAAGGCGAAGGAACTGGAAAGAATCCAACCCAAAGAATTGAATTAGGATTACCACGGAAGTACTCAGCAATATGATAATGCCAAACTGCTTGTTTTGATGCAACACCCCCAGAAAACTGAGTGATTGTATTTGTCATTGTCGCACCGGCAGACAAAGTAACAATAATCGGAGTGCCTGAATTTAGAAATATCCCCAATCCTGCACGTGGAGTAATTGCAACTGATCCCGTAGTGTTCAGGGCTGTATATCCGTGATTCTTTGTTCCTGCATTGATAATAGCAGTAATCGCGTCCCCTACCTTGGTTGGTGTCGTGTCGCCCGTTACTTTTTTGTAAGTGCCTAAATCGACAATAACTCCAAGCGGTTCAGAAACGACAATATTAATAGTGTCGCCATTGGTACCAGCACCTGTAATAACAACTGCACCAGCCGCCTTTGTTTCGTCTGAATAGTCAGATTTTATTCCTGCATTTACAGCATCAACAATAGAGTATAGCGCCTTTGTGTTATTTACAGTTGTAAATCCGGATGGCAAAGAGCCAGTATAAAGAATTAGGCCAGATATAAAATCTTCTCCGGCCCCAACTCTTTTACTTGTCCCGTTTCCTTTTATAAATGTGATATCGCCTCTCATTTATTTATTTTTTGGTCGCCCTTTTGAGCGTGGTTTAATGTCTGTGAGGTTTATTTCTTTGCCTCCGTTATCTTCAACAATCGGAAGTTCTTCATCCCGGTTTATTTCTTTGCCTCCGTTATTGGGATGCAAATGAAAATTACCGTCTTTTGTTACCCAAATGGTTTTTACATGAGGTAACGCTTTAAAAACTTCTTTAGGATCGTGGTACATTACTGAACGTATCTACCTGTTTCAACCCACTTCGCACCGTCAAAAACAAACTTAATAACAGCCCTCTTATTTCCTGCAAGCGTCGCGGTTCCAGCGCCTAACCATAAACCCGAACCTGTAGAGAATTTTATTTTAGGTGTTCCGGTTCCTGTTTGAGCTACAATTACAATCTCATCTCCGAAATAAGCATTTGCGACACTCTTAACCTTGAAGTTGATCGAATCTAAAGCCGCAACCTTGTAATAAGTTTCTGAAGCATTTGTGTTCACAAAAACTGTATCGTTTCCGGCGACATCAGTAACAGCAACTAATTTGTAATTAATCACACGTCCGGTATTATCCCTGCCTGGAGTTGTCCCCCATCGTGGGGATGTGCTTTGCCCAATTGCGGCAAATACGAAACACATAAGAAAAACTAATGAAAGTAATTTTTTCATAATATTGAATTTAAAAGGGTTTTTAAGCCCCTTAGATTTTTAAACTGTGAAACTGCTAGCGTTTAACGTGGTGAATAAAAATGCCTGTTCTGAGAATCCGTACTGAACATCAAATTTCATCAGCCCCTTAAGGAAGAATAATTCTGAATTGTTCTGTAGTCTCATCAATTGAAGGTTATTATCTTCGGTTGAGTTCATACCTACGTAAAGATTTGAACTCACATCGTCAAGTCCTTCGGTAAACAGAATTGTATCGTCAGCCATTCCGGCAAGAGGAACAATCTCATAACCCTTGAACTTATTAATGCCTTGTTCGGTAGTATTAACGCCTTTAAAGGTCAGTGTAGTTGTGATGAATGTTTGATAAATCTGTTCGGTATTAATCGAAACAAAGAACTTCAAGCGAGTGTAACGAGACGTGCGACTTAACATCGCTTTCTTGTTTGTTGCCGCTAATTGCAAAAGAGCATTAAAAGCATCAACAACATTGTAAAGCGATCCGGCAGTGGCGGCAGCGGTCAATGGGTATGGAGAAGCAACTTTTAATACGGCTGCATCGTTAACCATCTTTTTCAGGAATCCATCAAAAAAACAAATTTGACCGTTTCCGGATGTTCCAGGTGTTGCAGTGTAGTCTTTAGACCCCATCCATATTCCTTGTTCGATCATCTCAAATGTACGATTAAGCCCAATCTGCATCATATAATGCTCGGCAGTTACCGGAAGTTCACGAGCTAACAAAGTAGGTGAAAGCTCTTCAGCTAACCAATGCTGCTCATAGTCGCGAGGATTAAATTCGGTGTAAACCATTAAGTCTTGAGGCACCAAAACGCGACCATCAACGGTAAATGTACCGGAAGTTGTCGGAGTTGCCTGACGTGGCTGTAGTGGATTGGCAAAGTCTATCCGTCCGATAGTGTGCTGTTTCTTTATTCCATCCAACACATATACGCCACCTTTTTGGATGGTGTCCATTCCGAAGGTTGCGGGTAACCAAAAGTAGGAAGCGAATGTTCCTGCATAAGTGGTATCATTAATTTGTAAAGCCATTGTATCTAATTTTAAAGATTAAATTATTTTAGAAGTCTGCCTTCGCGTTTCAGTTTGTTGTAAACAGCCAATCCCATGGCGGTAGTCGCAAGCTGACCCTTTTCGAGCTTATTTGCTGTTGCATCAGTGATAACAGGTGCAATCTTGTTCAAAGGAAGTTCTTCAATCATTGCTTTGGTTCCTTCAAAATCAGAGATAGCCAGTTTTGACCACTTTAGAATAACGGTTGCTTCGTTTTTAATTCTACCAACCTTTGCAAAACCTTCAACCATGTTTTTGGCTTCAAGTTCTTTCTTTGCATTTTCGGCATTCAGTTTGTCTTCGGTCATTGCATCAAGTTTGCTTTTGCAATCTTCATACTCTGCATCCTTAGCCTTTTTTTCATCTTCCAATTTCTTGAACTTGTTTTTTAACTTGTCCATTTCGTCGGAATCATCCTTTGCCTTATTTTGAGCGTCGGTAATAGCTTTATCCCTTGCGGCCTCTGCTACGGTTACACGGTTCATAATACCGTCGATGGCCTGAACGATACTTTCCTCTGGGGTGCCATCATTAAGCCCCAGTTTCATACATACTTTAATCATCGTATTAATTTTTGGGTTTGTATTTAAAATCGAGTTTAAAACCAAATTACACTCTTTGTGAAATTCTGAATAATTGGTAATCTTTTTAAGATACTTTGTGTTTTCACCAACCGAAGGCGTTATTTCGTCGCAAAGTTTTAACTCCTTTGCTTCGTCGGCTGTGATAAAAGAAGTGCGGGCCATCATTCGGGAAACGTCATCCTGAGACATTCCACAACGCTGCTCAATCATTTTAATAATTGAATCCTTCATTGTCTTTAAAATAGCATCATTTCCACCGAAAGGATTATGATACATCAACCACGCATAATCTGCCATTATTCGCTTGCGTCCTGCCTGAAAAATAACTCCTGCAATTGAAGCACATGCCCCGATTGCATAAGTATCGACGG